GCGAAACTGGCTCGGTGAAGGTCTGCGGAGGCGACTGCTGCGTCAGCTGGAGCGTGCCGTACGTGACGTACGCGCCCCACATGAGCATGTTGCCGTAGCTGCCGTACGGACCCTGCGCCGGATAGCCGCCGTACCAGTAATTGACGATCACTGGAGATCACCCCATTTGGCCTTGTAGATCGCGGCGCCCGCGCTGATATCGCCCGACGCGCCCGGGCTGCCGCGAAACGAAGACCTCAGCGAGCGGTGGTCGACGAAGCAGTTTTCGCTGATGCCCAGCTTCAGCCGCGCCTCGCGGGTTCTCCTGCAGAAATCGTTGTCTTCCCATCCGTATGCGGTGAAGCGCTCATCGAGCGCCCCGACGCGGCGGATCGCGCGCGCCGTGATCAGCACGCAGACGAAGCAGAGCGTTTTAAATTCTTCGCGGAAGCCGGATCCGCGCGAGTACTGATTCGGATTCCCCGCGGAATTGGTGACCGCTGAGATGACGCCGTAATCGCGGCGCTGATCAGCATCTTCGCCGAGAGCGGTGAAGCCGCCCGGCGTCTGAAGCAGCGCATCGTCGTTCAGCAGGATAAAGCCTTCGGGATCATGCAGCGAGGCCGCGGCGCCGATCCCCAGATTGATATTGCGCGCGTAGACGAAGGGCCGCAGACCGGCCACGAAATCGAGACCGGGCGCGAACGAAGGGAATGAAACGCCGTCCGGAACGACAACGATCGGCATATCCGGCTCATGCCGGCGTACTGCCCCGACGCACTCGGTCAGATTCTCCAGCCGGCGGCTCGGAATGATGACGGCCAGCTTCATGCGAGCGGCTGAAGCTCCAGCGGGCCCGCCCATTTGAACGCGGATTCAGCGGGGAAGAGATCGCCGATCACCATGTGCCGGTAGTGATCTTCGAAGGCGTTGTCCGGATCGACTTTGTTGTACCAGGCGTATTTGCGCACGCGGTCTTCGCGGTTGAGATAGCCGAAGTGCAGCAGACGCACCGGGATCGGCGTGATGTACGGCAGCAGCTGCGCAGGCGCGGACGAGCAGTGGAAGTTGCCGCCATACTGCGTGCGCGCGAACGTAAGATGGCGTCCGGTCAGCCGGAAGAGCGAAGGCCTGCGGAATTCCTTGTACCAGCGGTCGACGCGCACCTGATCTTCCCGGTCCCACAGATAGACGATGTGCATCGAGCAGCAGGGCCAGCCGAGCTTCATCGCATCGCCGAGCGCGGGGGTATCCGCCTGATGGAGCGCCTCATCCCCGTCGACCATCAGACAGTAATCCCCGGCCGCCGCGCCCTGCTCCCAGACCTTACGGAGCAGGAAGTCTTTGTCGCGCGCCTCGTGGATGCCTTCGAACCCGGAGCGGTAAACAACGCAGCCGAGCGACTCGCAGATTTCCGGCGTGCCGTCGTCCGAATGATCGTCGAGCACGAAGATCCGGTCGCACACTGGCTGGATGGAGCGGATGACGCGTTCAATCCAGCGCTCTTCGTTCTTCACGCGCAGCATGCCCCAGACGCTCATACGCGCGTCCATGCCGCGCCGAGCGAGCGCGGCGAAGTGTTATCGCGGTGTATGGTCGCGTGCATCATGCGCTTCGCGGCTTCGGCGTGAAGCGCGCTGAGAGCCCACGCGCGCCCCACGAAGTCGTTGTCTTCTCCGATCTGCACCGCGCGGAACGGATTCGCCTGCCACCAGCGCCGCCGGTAGCAGAGCGAGGTGCCGAGCGCGTAGTTGGACATTCCGGCGTATTCCCACCAGTTGCCGTTGCCGTCCGTGAAGCGCATCGTGTGGTAGCCGGTGACGTGGATAAGCGGCTTCGCCTCGAGGACGGCCACCTGAGCTTCCACGCGTTCCGGTTCCGACCAGTCGTCATCGTCGAAATGGCAGATGATTTCACCGGCGGCGCGGCCACAGCCGAAGTTGCGCTTGGCCCCGATCTGCCGCGATTCGGCCAGATGAATGAGCCGCACCCGTTCGTGACCTTCGGCGAGATCACGAACGTCGTCTCCGTCCGCGACGATCAGCATCTCCCTCGGCTGGTACGTCTGGCCGAGGAATGACCGAATCGCGCGGGGAAGCCACTGCCGCCTGTTTTTCGTTATGCACAGACACGTGACGAAAGGGACGCCGCGCAGCGACCGTCGGCGCTTCTTCGGGGATGATGGCCTGCGTTTCGTAAGCGACGGCCGGATCCGCCGCGTGTTTCACGTAACCGAGCGTGAGCAGCTCACGCGCCATCTCGTCCGCTACTTCGAACTCCTGGCCGGCCTGCACGACGCCGTAGACGCCGGCCAGCTGAGTCAGCGCGATGAGCTTGGTCAGAACGAGGCCTTCAGTTCCGCGTCGTCGGCCAGGTCGATCGGTTCGCTGTCGTCCGCGATTGCTCTGCCGCCGGCGGTAAGCTTCTTCGGGCTTCCGCATATGCGGTATAAGTCCGCGCCGCTTATCGGACGGTTGAGCGATTTCACCTGACCGTCAACGGTGAAGCGCGCGACGCTGATCGCGCCCGCGCCTTCTGTGAGGATCTTCGGATCATGCGTTACCGGGTCCGGTATTTCGCGCGCCGGCGTGGTTTTGTCCTCGTGTTGCGGCGCATCCTTCTGCTGCTGGTGCGCCGGCTGCTGATGCGGAGTCGGTTTGTTCATGAGGCTTCTTAACTGATCGGCGAAGAGTTGAGCGTACCTGTGATAAACGACCCGCCCCTTTTCATGACAAAGGCGAGGCGTTTTTCCGCGCGTATTGCAACTAAGTTGCGCACGAAATAATCCATGTGTTCTGTGCTGATCTCGATCTGCATGCTCATGCGGTCCCGGATCTCCGAGGCCACCGGTGAGTCGGTGCCGACCATAAACGTTCCCACCGGCATGGAGGGCGTCCAGATGACATCGAGGCCCCACACGTTGGCCGAACCGGTAATCTGCGGGTCGCCGAGGATATAGCGCCCGTAGGAATCCTTGGTGAGACGCAGGCTCCACCAGTCCTTGGGATTGAGCAGAACCCAGGTAGGCTCGATTTCATTGGTCTGATTGATCTGCTGCACGGCCCGGGCAATCACATCGATCCTTTGCCAGCCCGCCGACGCGGTCAGCAGGCCGGTATTGAAAGCAGTCGCCTGGACAATCGCGCCGTGCAGATTCTCCCCGGTTCCGTCACCTGAAAGCAGCTGGATTTCTTCGGCTAAATCGACATAGTAGGGCAGCGCCGTTTCGAGGTATCCGGCCAGCTCGGCGAAGTCGTCGAGGATCTGTTTGGAGGCGGGAATCCAGGTGGCAAGAGTTTTAACGCGCTCGCTGTAAGACGTAAAAGCGACCGCGTTTTCCACCTTCGGGGACGATTCCACCTGCGGCGACGCGATCCCCATCGGCGTCGTCACCTTGACGAAGTCGACGACCTGCAGAGAGGTGGGCCGGGACGGGAAACAGTCACGCACCTTGAGCACAGCGCGCGGTTCGATGGTGATGCCGGGAATGCGCTCGATCTGTAAAACACCCGTTGTCTGCCAGCCGACGCCTGCGCTGGTGATGGTCGTCTTGCGCTGCATCGCGCGCTCGAGCGCCTTGCCCTCGAGCATGAATGAGGCCCGGCCGGAGCGGTCACGCATGATGCGCTGTACGTTTTCGTTTTCCTTCAGCTGCTGGACAAGCGACACCGGCTCCTGATCCGCGGCGCTGTGCTTCTCCGCGATCTTTTTATCGATGGCGTCGACCTGCGTCTGAATCGCTGTGATGGCGGTCTTGGTTTCGGCGCGCGAGTCGCCGTTCAGCTTTCGTTCCTCAGCAGCTTTTTCAAAATGAGTTTTCAGATCCGCCTGCAGAGCCGCAAGCTGATCTTCTAGCGATTTAGCCATTTTCGGTTTATTCCTCTGAAAATGATGGTTGATTTTCCCGATGCGTCACGCCGCCGGGATCAGCGACCTCATCGATGTGATCAGGGTTTCAGCTGCCGAGTGGTCTCGTGCCGGCTCGGGTTTCCCGTGCGCGGCTTTCGTTTTCGAAGTGCCGTCGTCGCCTTCATCGGCGTCGTCGTCGGCTTCGTCTTCCAAAAGTGCGGTGAGAATACTATCCATGCTCCTGGTGTGTCCCTTGCAATCCTTCAGCGCGGACTTCGTCGCGCCGGACAGTCGCCGGCCTTCCTTGCTTTCCTTCGCGATGCTGGTCTTCAGCTCGCAGGCGCGCCGCCGCATGTAATAGATATCGGTTCCTGTTTCGCCGGCCTCTTCGCCGACCAGCCCGAGGAACGCAGGCAGCCACGCGAGCCACGCATCGGTGAACTGTCCGAGCGCAAGCTTCGAACCATCGAGGCGTTCGGCGTCCGTCATGTCGGCGTCCCATGTCATCGCCCACAGCGAATCGAACAGCGCGTCCAGCATCATCGAGGGCGCCGCGTACAGCTGCGCTTCCGCCAGCTCACCCGCGAAATCATCCTTGCGCAGCCGCGCAAAGCGCGCCTTGACGCTGGTGACTCCGGCCTGTTCATTCATCGGAAACGTGACGAGCGATCCTTCCCACAGGCGCAGTTCTTTCAGATGGCGCACGCCGTCCGGTTCGATGTTCGATTTGATCGTGTCGTATCCGATCGACAGACCGCTGAGCAGATTCTTCTTCAGAAGCTTGTATGCGGTGCGCGTAAACGGGATATCGTCGTCCAGTTCGATCTGCCCTTTCACCCGCAGAGCGTCGGGCCCGTCCATCAGCTCGAGCGCGCCGATGACGCTGGCGCTGTCGTGCTGCCAGAGCAGCTTTACGGTGTTCCCGCGCTCCTGAATGGTCTTGGCGAATGCGCCCGGCTCGATCAGATCGCCGCCCAGATCCACGTTGCCGTAGGTGGCGAGGATGCCTTCGAACGAGCCCCGCTCGTCGATCTGCTTGATTTCCATGCGCAGGGCTGCGCGTTTGTTTTTCATCGTAGACTCCTTTCAGGCTGCGCGACGCTTCGTTCCGATACGGTAAAGGCCGGCGGATTCGAGGGCCGGTTCCGGCGTCTGAGCGGGCGGCTTTTCACCCGGCCCGGTCTTCGGTGAACCTGCGCCGCCCGCCGTCGGCAGAGGCGTACCCGGCGGCAGCGTCTGCATATTGAGCTGGATGTGATGGTC